GTGGAAAGAGTCTCACGTTGAGATTTAAAAATATCTGCTTGGTTCTTCTGAAGCTTTTGCAGAGAATCGCTCAGAGACAAAGCCAACTGAGGGTTAAACTGAGAAGCTGCTTGAATACCTGCTGCCAATGATTTAGGATCAGAAGGATCAATAGAACGCAACAGAGACTGCGTCTGACTAATGCGTTGAAGCGTGGGGTCTTGAGCACCCAGAGCCTGCCCAATAGCGCCTCCAAGCTGGCGACCACCCATGTACAGGCCATAGTTAGCCTGTTGGAAAGGATTCAACTGAGCAAACCTCATAGCCTCAGCTTGAGCCTGTCGGTTCTGTTCTGCTTGATAAGCTTCAGGGGTAAGGCCAAACAAGCCTTGAACAATATCAGTAGCCATTATTACTCCTTAACCGTAAACGCCAGGGGCGAGGAAGTTAGCACCAGCAGAACTTTGTAACGCTGCTGTGCTCCACCCTGCTGGGGGACTGTTCCACCAGTTAGAAATTCCACGTGAGAACATAGGATTGCTTCCAAGTCCTTGCAGAGCAGCTCCAAACGGATTGTAAGCGTTTGCTGCTTGAGCAGTCTGAGCAGCTCCCATACCACTCTGAAGCAGTGCATTAGCGGCTCCAGAACTCATTGAACGACCGCCCAAGGTAGAACCAATATCCAAAGCATTCTGTCCCAAGTTCTCAATAGTGCCGGTCAAGCCCAGCGTTGATTGGAACGGAGACAACGCAGCATTCTGACCAGAATAGTAGTTACCCAACAAACCAGCACCAGCACCAAAGAGTCCTTGACCAAACTGAACTTGTTGCTGACCTGCTTGATTAGCTTGAGCAGCCAACTGAAGATCCTGCATAGCACGAGCGTTAGCCAATGCAGCTTGCTCAGGGTTAGCAGCCATCAGACCACCGCCTTGAGCGATTGCTAGTCCACCACGACCGGTGTTCTGCAAGCGAGTGGCTAAGGCAGCGCTTTCACGATCACGCCCAGGAGCCAACAAAGCCTGCTGCTTAGCCATATAGTCAGCAGCCACCTGCTCAGGAGACTGAGCCAGATACTGTTGACCAAGGTTAAACAAACCACTAGCAGCGCCTGTCAAGGGAGCATACTGAGCCTGAGCTTGTTCTGCTTGAGTGAGTCCTTGACCTGTGAGGCTCATCAAACGATCTTGATAAGCACGAAGTTCAGGAGAAACGTTGTATCCTGCTCCGGTCAGATAACCTTGAGGATCAAACTGAAAGTTACTAGAACCAAACCGAGTAGTAATGCCTACCGGACGGAAACGAGCAGCTTCAGCGGCCTCTCGACCTGCTTGTAACTGAGCGTTAGCAGATGTCTCTGCTGCGCTTTTAGCGCTTTTCCCACTTAGAAGGCTACCACCAATGATAGCGCCACCAATAATCCATGGCATATTATTCCCCTTTACTTATCAAGACTTCATCAACCTTAGACGGATCAGTCTCGTCAGTGGCGTGAATACAAAACCAAACACAATCAGTCAAAGCTTTAACAGCATGGTGCTTACCAGCAACAATCTCCAAGCAAGCCGGAGCTTCAACAATCTTCGTTTCATCATCAACAAGAACAACTACCTTGCCTTTAGCAAGGATGCTCATGTGAGCATAGCTGTGCTTATGTTGCATTAGCATTTGACCCTCAGGAATATAAGTTTCCTTGGCGTATAGACCGTCTGAGAAGTGATGAGTAATCATATTAGCAAATGAAGGAAACACACATTTTTGCTGTATATACACCGCCATATACAGTGTTATAAAAACCAACCCTGCATTCAGTTGTTGAAGACGGATACAAACTTTTAAACCAAACCATAGCCCCTCCTGAACCTGCTGTATCCATAGCAGCACCAGAAATAGCATAGTTTTCATTAGGCAGAGCTGTTGTAAATGTTATAGTAAAATCGCCATTAGCGTGTTTATAAACAGACGTTACATTACCACTTCCAATAATAGTACAGTTTGTACCAGAAGTGTTTGTACCATCAAACAAAACCCAAGCCCTGGTTCCAAAAACAGGAGCCGTTCCTGTCTGACCACTGTTAAGCTTTGCAGCAGTCACACCAGCGTCAGGAATGACAACAGGAAGGTTACTCTGGAAAGCACCAGACACGTTACTAGGAGTAACTGCCCATGAGCCTGCCGTGGTCTGAGTAGAAGTAATGTAACCAACCACTCGGAAGGGGACATTAGTACGTGCAGTGGTTGAATAAACCACGTTAGCGCTGTCAGCAGCAGTATCAATAGCTGTGGTACTAATCAGAGTTGATTCATCAAGAACAACCGTACCAGCAGTATTAACAATAGCAACCTCAATCGTGCCAGCATTGTCAATAGCCAAAACAGCCAACTTACTTGCCACGCCGTTGGTTGTACCCAACGTAGCTCCAGCAGTCTGGAGATACCGTGTATTAGGAGCACCGTTTGTGACGGTGGTTGAACGGAAGTCAAGACGAGTAGGATTCAGAGTAGCTGTCAATGCATTTGAAGCAAGAGCAACAGTAATGTTCTGAACCTGTTTGTCAGGAGTAACAGGAGCATAATCGAGCAACTCTACCGTGTTAGCAGCAGTAGCACGAATGATACAAGTGTCTCCAGCAACAGTGACAATGTTACGGCCAAGCTGAGTCACCAAGGAAGCACTGTTGGTGATCGTCAAGGAGTTATCAAAGCGAACAAAGTAGGTCTTACCTGCTGCTACAGTGAAACCTGTAATAGTAGTTGTACCTGTAATGTTAATATGACGGGTATTAGGAGCACTGGTGGTCAAATCAACCGTAGAAGCACTAGCTACATCAATACGAGTAGTATCCAGGTAGTTAGGCACAGCAGCGGCAGCAGCGTCTGCATAAGCAGTGGTAGCAATCTGCGTGTTGTTAGTACCTGCTGAGGCCGTAGGAGCCACAGGAGTGCCTGTAAACGTAGGAGATTCAGTATCCGCTTTAGAGGCAACAGCGGTAGCGATTGCGTTAAACTCTACATCGAACTCCGCACCTTTAACAATCTTTAGCGGGTTTCCAGAAGCAAGAGAGTCCTTGCTTGTGAAGTTAGTGGTCTTTACGTAGTTTGACATTACACTACCTTTCCATTCTTTGCTTGAATTTCAATCTTTTGAATACTTAGAGCAGAACCATAGATTTCTGTCTCATAGCCTGTCTGCACAACTTTACCTGAACCGTTAGGATAAACAGCCAAAGTCTGCAACGCTGTTCCACCTGCATATTGTGCAATATTATATTCGGATATTCCGTAGTATGCAACACCTTGAAGAGGAATATTAGCGCTGGATGCCTGATAATCTCCAGTGAAGTCATATCCCCACTTAAAGACCATATCTTGGTTAGAGCCACCAATAATTACAGCAGAGAGCTTCTTAAGGATGCTGGTGACAGAGGGAGCACCAAAGTCAGTGTTATTGGTGTAATACTGGAACAAATAAGAAGATCCGTTATCCGTATAATCTCCATATTCAGCCACAAAACCGTTCACACCGATAAGCAGACTGCCGTCAGACTTAACAGTGAAAGAGGAAGGAATCAAGGAATCCCAAGTAGTAATCCTTGCTGATCCGTCAGGCAACTGAGTACGCATATCAAAGCAGAACAAAGCAGACGAAGAAGGGAAAGACAACAGATAGAAAGCATCCAAAGGAGAATAGACTGCTTTAATGGTCGTTGTGTTAGCTCCAGCGACAACAACCAAGAGATCATCACGAACATTCTTGCTCAGGTCACGGAAAGGAGCAGACTTCTCCTGGATTGTCCTCAGGATACTACGCACACCTGTGGAAGACAAGAAGATAATGTCCGTACCTGTGTTACAAACACTGTCCCTAGCCTCACAACCAATCCCTGTAATCACATCATATAGGCTCATAGCCGAGGGATCAGAGGCGTTCTGATACACCAAGATGTTGTTACGACCAAAGATAAACAAGAAGCCGTTGTGAGCACCTAGAGCCACAATGTTGTCACTGTTCTTAGGCCATACATTAGTTACATCCAACGTTCCCGCACTACCTGTGGCATACACTTGACCAGCAAGAATGTCAGACCATTGAACAGTTACCTTGTTGGTACTTGTATTAGCGTTCCAGAGGCGTCCATAAGCGCTCAGGACGCAGTTAGAGGACTGCACCGTACCACTGTATCCAGACACCTCAGAAAGACGCCTATAAGTCGTTGTAGACGTTCCTGGAGCGAATACCAAAGGATCATGCCCTGACTGGAACAAGTACATCGTACCGTTCAGAGAAGCAATCTGCCAATGACTGTCTGTGATCGTAGGAGCTGTACCGCCACCGCCGTAGGTCAGTTCAGTAAGTACACCGGAGGCAAGTTTAAACAGTTTGTTGTTACCTGCTGCAACGACATAAGAGGTTCCACCGGAAGTGATTAATTCTCCGATAGCTTTAACGCTGTTAGAACCCAAAGCAGCTAAGGTTGAATGAGCAGCAGTCCAACCCTTACGTGCACCTACTCGACCATATTTGTCAATAACGCAGTTGTTAGCCACAAGAGCAAAGCCTGAAGCTAAGTCCAAAGAGCTATCCTGGGTGTTTAACCCATAAAAGCCTGGAGCTGTGATGCTAAAGGTTTGGATTGATTGACTCATTTAGACAGCCACCCATTCAGACTCTTCCACCACCGTAGCAGACTCAATAGCGATAGCGTCACTCAAAGCAGTACGATACAAAGCATACGCTTCTGAGCTGTTCAATCCACCGTCCTCACCACGCTCCACCAGAGCACGAGCAAAAGCACCAAGGATCACAGGCTCTGAAGGAACCAATAGCACATCAGTGGAGGCACTCAAGGGATCCTGAGGATTGGTAGCAAACACTGTTAGGCTGTAAACACCGTCAGGCTTGGGATAGAGAGACAACAAAGGATTACCTGAGGCATCAGAGCCATCAATGCAATAATAACTAGGGACTGCATTAACCACGTTGCCGAGGTTCTGATGCTTAACCATCCAGTTACGAGGTTTGTTGGTTACTTCAATGTTTTTAGTCAGGTTAAGGATCTGGTCGATCTTGTATTTTGTATTAACCGACAAAGCATACTTATAGTCTGTAGAATTGGTGGTGATGCTGATGTCATCCATCAAAGCATTCCAACTGTATGCTGCTTCTACTTGACTCTTGGCATCATTGATAAACTTACCAATCAAAGTAGACAAGGTGTTCTGATTCACAGACGTAACAGTAGGCTCACGGAGCCTTGTCAGAACATCGTTAACAAGTTCTAAATAAGTCATACAACTGCTTTCTTATCTACTTCAAATGTACAGATTGTGGTGAATGTACTGCCAGACTCTGAAGTAATGGTAATATAATCACCTTCTTCCATCACCATATAAGCACCACCATCAATCTTCAGAAACTCTTTTGTGCTGATGCTGTATTGGTACAAAATGTTAATGTCTACTCCAGCACTAACATCTCTCCAAGTCACCGTAAGATGCTTTGTAGAACCAGTACCGTTCAAAGCATACAGTAGGTTCCACTTAGCGTAATACCCGTTAGGAACAGTATAAACAACTGTCGGGGTAGCTGCCGCTAAGTTAGAACCAACGGTTACTGGCCTCATTTCTTCTTGCTCTTGTTCTTAGCAGTGCGCTGACCACGCATAGGCATATTAGCCTCACTCATGGCAATAGCAATAGCCTGCTTGCGATTCTTCACCACAGGGCCACCCTTACCGCTATGCAGAGTACCTTCTTTGTACTCTCCCATAACCTTACCGATCTTCTTTTGGCCTTTAGACATCATGTTAGTTCCTTAGTGAGTGATCTTATGCTCTACAGCGGCATAAATAGCCCCTACAAAAGCAACAAGGATGAGAATAGGCTTCACAGCCTTAGCAAGCCACTCCAACACCGTAAATGCACCAGAGGCAGCATTAAAGGCATTAACCATGTCTTTGGTGTTGGTGTCAATCTTGTCCACCTTCTGTTCAACCTGAACAAGGCGATCATAGATCTCTTTGTGGCTTATGTCTTCCATTTAGGTATCTTGTGTTTGTTCTTGTGCAGGTAGCTGAGCCTCTGCTTGTTCTTTAATCTTCACCGCCAAAGGATAAGCACCTGTGTGCGTGGGGAGATTACCGAGGAGGCTCAACAAGTGTTGGATTTCGCTGAGTTCAAAAGAAAGGTTAATCATAATAGCTCCTTAAGTTAAACCAGGAGCATACCATAGTTTACCAAGGAAGTCCAGTAGCGGTTACTGGATTCTTCTGAGCATCAATCTTGGCTTGCACAGCAGCTTCAGTGGCGTCTTTGTCCACAGAAGCCCACACCCATGCCAGCACTTGAGCCTCGGTGAGGTCTGCATAAGCCACGGTAGGCTCACCAGTCCAAGAGCAGGTGGAGTACACCGAGTCAGCCACATCACCGTCCACACCAACGCATTGCCAGTGAGCAGTGGTTACAAACCCATCAGAGGTTTGACGATCAAGTTGAGAGATTTTCCAGGAGATAGCCATGGTTTTTCCTTTAATTAAGCGATGCCTGCGTCTGCAAGACGTTTACGAAGCGATTGCAGTTCAGCAACAATGTTAGCAATAAACTCAGCAGAGCCGTATTCCATTGCTTGCATTTCTTCACCATCTTTTTCACCAGTCACGGAACCAGGAGATACTTCTTGAACTTCGTGAGCAATAAAACCAACAAACCTAGAACCATCAGCTTTCCAAGTTCCAACCTTTGGTTTCAAAGCATCAATGAATGCACCTGAACCCGTCAAAGGCCCATCAATGTTCTTTAGACGATAGTCAGAGCTGGTGTTGTATGCAGTAGCTGTTGTGGATACGGTAATTGTTCCAACTAAGGCTCCGCTACGGTTAAAATAAACAATGTTACCGTCAGATACGTTACGGTTAAGGTATAAACCATCACCGTTGTAACTAAACCCGGCCCATCCCGTACCTATATATGCTCCATTAGTGGATACACTACCCCAAGATGTTTTCCCCACTAACAAGTTACCAGAGGA